CGCCAATATCTTCCTGCTTTTTCTTGGCGCGAACCTCAGCTTCTGCTTGAGCAGCCGCATCTGCCGCAGCGCGTTGAGCCGCAGCCGCATCAGCTTGTTGTTGTTGAGAAGCAGCCGCCGCTGATTTCTCTGCCTTACTTGGTCCAAAGCACATGATGTCCTCCTGTGTTGTCTATCGAAAAGCATAGATACGGAATTGCATCAATGCACAAAGCTACATCCTAGACCAAAGGCCCTGTCTGCGCTTTGGTTTATCAGACCGCGCAAAAACATCAAAGCCTGTCTTTGCAACTGTGACTTGCGCTGGTTTTTGACTGTTCATCAAGGCACGACCCTCGCCAGCGCCGAGAAGAAGATACTGCAAAGCGTCATGAATATGGCTGAACATATTCTTATCGGGCCGATCAGAGTATCTTTCACCAGATACCTCCATCCGCTTGTAGGAATACCCACCTTCAAAGCCCTTGATGAGCGTAGAACAGCGCCGATCAATGAGAAAGCCAGACTTTCCCTCAACCATCTTGGTAAGTTGGGAAGAAACAGCCTCAATCCGTAGGTCAGGAGAGTTAGAAGGTGCTGGGAAAGCCCTCAATCCAGCGCCTCTTAGGATATGGAAGGGGGTTGATTCATCAGTCTGCGCCCTGAAATCACCAGCGGGATCGCCATAGATGATAACTTCGCTGGCAGCAGCAAACCGAGAGGATAGTTCGTTGCGTAGAACCTCAGCAAACCGAACAATCCCCATATCAATGGCGACGATTTCAGATTGGATGAGCCAACGGCCTCTAACTTTCTGCCCAATAGCCGCAGCAGGGGTCAATCCAAAGTCTAGCCCGACATAGATTGGCAGTCCAGCGGCAATTGGGATTTCTTCTTGGGCAATGTGAACTTCTGGCGCGAACATGGAATACACTGGCTTGCCATCCTGAATAGTTCCAAGGCGGTTCATGACATAAACATCAATCCAACTCTTGGTCTTGCCCTGCAAGAGATTGGAATAGTAGGATTCCATCATGTTGTTGCGGTTCTCAGCCACAGGGTTTGGCTTGTAGTTATCAACCTGACCCTCTTGATCCTTAACCTCAAGCATCCCAGCGGGCTGTGTAAAGAAACGCCAGTTGTCTGGCTTCACCAGCATCTTGGCTTGTTCCTTCGGAATGTGATCTGGAATTGGGACTTCTCCAGCCATGATGGGCCACCAATGATCTTCTTCAGGCGCATTGGTATCGGCAATAACACCAGTCCAAGAAGGACCGCCATCACGCATAGAAGGATAACGACCAACACGCATCGTGCAAGCATCGACAATGCTCTTAGGAATCTCTCGCGCTTCGTTAATCCAGATGCCAGTAAGTTCGAGCGACAGAAGTTTCTTAACATCTTCGGGCCGATCAAGAGCCAAGAAGAGAACCTCAAGGTCAATATCGCCTTTCTTGATGTGATGAGTGTAGGGAACTGACCAGATGAACTTACCCCAATCATTCTCAGGGAACCAATCCAGCCAAGTCTTAATCGTAGTTGTTCTTAACTGTGGGTTGGTGTTTCGGATGATAGCCCAGCGGCTTTTGCGAATGCCGTCTGGACCCTTCTGTTGGGCTAGCGCCCTGCGGAAAACCTCAACGCAGCACACCACTGACTTGCCGCTACCAACAGGGCCGCGAATGCCACGAACAAAGGTATCGTCCTTCATAAAAGCCTTGAGGACTTCACCATCAGGCTTGTATTTGAAGTCAATCATCTAAGACCTTTATCGACACCAAAGCGGATCATCCGCTCAACAATCTCTGGCCCAAGCCCTTCGATCAACTTGTCGCATTCTTTATCAGGCTTGAAGTCATCTGGCACATAAGCCAAATGAACGTTCCTCACTATCTTGCGAAGAACGTCCAGATCACTTTTACTGATTGTGCTTATGAAGCTCATTAAGAGAACAAGTCCTTCCAACGATTCAAGGCAACCATCAGGCCACCCCTTGCGCCGCCGCCGCCCTTATTCTTGCTTTCATAATTCTCTAAAAGAGAACGATTGGCCTTACCAACCTTGGTTATGATTGCATCATATTTTTGGTTAACGCTTTTGCGTTCGTTCATAAGCTCGGTAACTTGCTTATCTTTCTTTGCGTCACTCTTGAATCTATCTTGCTTCAAAACAGCCTGACGGCTTGCCTCCCGCTTTTCTGCCGCAACCATTGCGAGACGCAGTTTTTTTTCCTGCCGCCTATCTGCATTGGCAGATTTAGAGCCAATCTTTTGGTAAAGTTTTTCTCGAGCCTCGAGTTGATCATACGGGTCCATCTTACTTTCCCTTGGGCTTTGGTTTGGACTTAGGCATTGAAGGCATAGTCATGGGCTTCGTCGACTTAGGTGCAGTCGGCTTGGGGCCACCTTTGTTATACATCTTACTTTCCTTTTGCTGCCATTTCTTGGAACTTAGCCTTACCATACTTCTTGCGACCGATATAAGCAGCCAAAGCCCTTGGGTCTTTAGCACCCTCAGATGCTAACTTCTTGACTAGCTTCTTATAACGACCGCCGCCGCCAACCTTCATGCTGTCAGCCATCTTAAATCTCCATAGGCATCAGAAGACTGCGAACCTTACCGCCAGCCATAACCTCTTTATACTGGGGATCAACGCGCTGAACAGGGTCAACGCTCAAAGAAGGCAGCTTGTAGTCTGGCTTCACATAGTCAGTCTTAATCTTTGGCATAGAGCCACCACCAAAGCACATAACCCTACTCCTTCTTTGCCTTAAGGCGGTTGCTGATAGCCCGCGCCTTAGACTTGGCATCATCCTTACTACTTGCGCCCCATGCCTTTAGGCTGAGAAGCAAGCGAGTAGGGCGACCCTTCTCATCCTTCTCTGGCCCAGCCATGTTCCCCATCCTCGCCAAAAAAGAAGCGCGACGAGGATTGTCTCCACTCTTAACAGGAGCCTTAAGGTTGCCCCCCGTCTCCCGATTGTAACTCTCCCGACCCTTGGAGTTCAATCCCCCCGCTGGGTTCTTGCCCTCCTTCCGCTGCCATGCTGGACTCTTCACCCATCATCTCCTTCGCGACAGAATTATCGCCAATCGGTTGGCGTTCTGGAACCTTATCGCCAAACCTACCGCCTGTCTTAGCACTAACTCGCATTCGATACCCCGAACCTTTTTGGAGAAAAATAAGAGTGGTAGAGTATTACAGTAACATAGTCGCTAAGTTTTCCCCCCACCCTACATACTACGAGTAGTCGCTGAGGAAATTACCCTAGGTCAATGTGGACCCTTATATCACCTGCAACTTGTATCTGTGATCTATCAACAGGTTTAAACCCAGCTCTATCAAGTAAATCCTTGCTAGCCTCTAGCTGAACATACTCAGACTTGGCACTCTTAGCTAAGCTTGCCACCCTGTGAACAGCCATTGCCGCATGAGTTGCAAACGCCTCGGCTGTTACCTGCATTAGATACTGCTGCACATGTGGAGTCTTCATAGTCTTCCACGCTGTGACTCTTGCAGAATTGCCCTCAGCATATCCTGCTTCATTAGCGGCTTGCGTTAGGTTACCACCATTTGCAACATACGCTTCAACGAGGGCCTTCTGTCTTACAGTTAGCTTACGCATATCCTGAAGTCTTTTCATCTATCACTCACCCCCCCTGTCTGTCCCCCCCATCTAGGCTCAGTGTCAACCTCTAGTCAATCCATCCGTTACCATATGTGTCAGACTGTAACAAAAAGTGATGGGCCATCCTCCTTCGTCGGAGCGGGCTTTCGTGAACAGAGCCAGCAAGCTGTCTCTGCCGCAAGCGGCTTCAATCCCTTGTCCAAGTGATCCTCTATGATCTGATGTTCAGCAGACTTCACCGACATATGCGTGAAGGACAACCCCGCCTTCAGCGGGATTATCTGCTCCACGCATACGTCACTTGGCCTCGTATCTGACTTGGGGCCGTCGGCTTTCGCAAGGCTTCGCGTCGACGGACAAGGATGTAACCCGCTGCGGTATAACCATCCATCTGTGCTGCGCTACGCTTGCGATGGATAGGTTATGTCCTCGCTGTGTGGACTCTCACACACATGATCCCCCGTGGGCAGGATATCCCCGATAGGCAGGGGGAATAATGCATCGTCAACCCCGTCCCGCCCAAGAGCGGGAGGGGTCGGCAGTTCGCGCCCTCGGTCGCCATGCTCGACGCACACGCATCCAAGCGGATGCATGTGAGTGCGTCTGCGCGTGGCTCGGTCGTTCGCCGCTATGCTGAACTGCCTTGACCATTCCCGAGTCGCAAGCGCCTCGGTGCGATTATTCCCTGCACAAAATAGATATCCTTGGCACGGGAGATCATGTGCTTGATAGAAAATGGAGAGATGTAATGCACAGTATATACTGGGTTGACCTATGCGATGGAACCGAGCGGCGTTGGTTCCCAAATAAGCGCCGCGCTAAGAAATACGGCAAGGCAATGGAACGTGCTTCAGGATTAACATGGGCTTTCTTTTATCTAATGTGGAAACAGGAAATACCGCTAAAGAATATGTAATCCCCTAGAGGATCATTCATCTGAGTCAAGTCGACCCGCAAGCGGGCGCAGAGCGGACTTGACTCAGACGCCTGACCCTCTCTTGGGGCGGGCATAATAAGAAGAAACTGTAACCTCAATCAAACATCACAATGGAGAAGATCATGAACACCTACGAAAATATCAGCTTGCATGACGCTATCGCACGCATCGCATCCGAGTTCAACAATCCCTACCTTGCCACAGAGCAAGACGGCACTATTGTGGAGAAGAATGCTTGGGCTTGGACACAGAAGCGTGTCATCCAGAGCATGGCTAACGCAGTCTATGCTGACCTATATGACCAGCGCACTTATACAGATGCCAAAGGTATCGCACGACCCAAGGGTCTGAAGCTACGCTATGACGCACAACTGCGCATGCTTAAGAACCTCGCTAAGAACGCAGACATGGCTAACGAGATTGATGCTCAGTCGTTGATCAAGGCTGCTGATTTCACTGAGAATCTAGAGGCCCAGCTTGAGTGCCTTGAGCTAGCCTACCACACCATGTGCAACGTCTACGAAGAGATGACAGGTGATACCTTGAAACCTTACGTTGCATGGCAAGACTACAAGTCGCAGCCTAAAGAGCAAGCGTCATCCGAGACTGCCGATGCAGCCAAGCGCGCAATGGCAAGGCTCGGCATCAAGGTCAAAGAAGGTTACTCTGCTAAGACCGATGGAGTTGATACTCCTGATGCGGAGTAAAGAAGAAGAGGAGGGGCGCAAGCCTCTCCTTTTTTCTTGCTACCTCGACCTGTTCCACAACGGTCGGGAGGGGGGCGCAAGGGGTTGGAACTGTCACGCCGCGCCTCGCAAGACTGACTGAAACGCTGAACAAATCAAAACCAAATGGAGAACTATCTTGTTTCGATTCAAGTATGATCCAGCCTACGGGCTGGCTGACGAGACACGCACTCACGCAGTCCTCGCTTCCATTGCTTATGGAACCAAGAAGGCTGCGGAAAAGTGCAGCGTATCTACCACTGCTATCTACAAATGGCGCAATGATCTGGGCCTAATCAACAAGGAGAATACAAATGCTTGAATGGATCATTCGTAATGAGCAAAACCGTGATGAGTTCTGGAGTAATGATTTTGGCTGGGCTGATTGGCAGTCCGCTACGCGCTTTCCGACAACCGACTACCGCCTTCCCATCGGTGGTGAGTGGGTTGCAGACGTAACGAAAATACTAGCAATGGAGAATACAAATGCTTGACATGAGTATGGAAGCCTTCGCTTTCCCAACGGAAATCCAACCGATCTTTGATCGCTTTGGCAATGAGATTCCAAATCAGAAGTGCGTCATGCGCACCGATACCAACGCTGTGCTTGGTGTTCATGGCTCACGTTATAGCATCGTCAAGCATGATGATGTGGTGAACAGCATGATGGATGCACTACGCGCAGCCAACGTCAGCCAAGATTACACTACCAAGTTCAGTGTCATTGAAGATGGGCGCAAGTTGCGTGGTGAAATCCTATTCAATGATCTCACTGTCCAGCCCAAGGTTGGTGACTACGTTAAGTTCCGCATCAGCTTCTTCAATTCATACGATGGTAGCTGGGCGTTCAGCCAATCGGCTGATGGCCTACGCTTGTTCTGCCTTAACGGCATGACACGCAGCGATGCGACAGCATACAGCAAGTTCAAACACACGCAGTCAATCAACATAGATGGTTCGGCTGCTAAGATGATACTAGGTCTAGAGACTTTCATGCAGCAGCCAGCCCAATGGCAAGCATGGACTGACCATCAGATTGAGTATGATGCAGTCGAAACTTTCTTCAAGTCTACCATTGCCAAGTCG